GTGATCCCCTGGACCGGGTTCTTCACCGCCGCCCAGTTCGGAACGGATGTGACGATGGTGTCTACGGTTCCCGCCGGGGCCGCATACTTCCCGGTGTACTCGGCATCAAAGACCGCCGGGGTCCAGAACTCATCGATCTTCACCTTCTGATTGCAGTAGGCGGAGAAGGAGCGCTCGTAGTGGTAGAGCTTCAGCGCCGCATCATCCAGGACAACACAATGCCCGTCCCAGATCTCCGTGATCCGGAGATAAAGACCCTGCAGGATGCTCTCCCTGGTTGCCGCCCTCGATGAGGTATAGGAGTAGGAGAATCCGTTCAGGATGATCTCGTACTCGGTATCATTCAGGACTTCCGGAATGGAGAACAGAATCTCCCCGGTGGTCTCCTGGGATATGGTCACCTCATCCCGGAGGAGGAAGTCCACCTTGTTAAAAAGGGAGGACTGCTTCACCCTCCGGCCCTTCTCCAGGATGGTCCCTTCTCCCCCTTTGACCAGGGCGGGGACATAGGTCTTCATGGCCTTCAGGCGCACCACGCCGCTGTACTGGCAGATCTCATCCAGACGGTTCCCGGCGGCGGCAGAAGGATCTCGGGAGGCGTGAAGCTCCTGCATCAGCTCCCAGAGAAAGGCCTCCCTTTTGGCGGCGGTTCCGATCCACTGCCCCATCCGGGAGTCGGCCTCCACATCCAGGTCGTCCCCGAAGAGGGATTTGTATTCCACATCCAGCTCCGAGAGGATCACCGGCAGGGTTTTCGGGATGAACCCCTCGGGGGTCAATCCGTATGTCATAGCGTCTCCTTGTAGCTCACCGATTCCCCTGTCTCCAGGAGAACCTCAAAATCAATCAGAAGCTCCCGCTTCACCGATACCCCCAGATCGAACCGGGAGATTTTCCGGATCAGGGGGACCGACAGGATCTCCCTCTTGAACAGATCCCCGATGATCTTCAGATCCGGATTCTTCCTGTACACGTCCTTGAAATAGGCAATCCCCTTCGACCGGTCCAGGAACCATTCCCCCTGGACCAGAGTCAGTTTGAATCCCAGTTTCTGGGAAACGTACTGTTCATCCGTCTCGGTAAAGGCCAGGTCAAAGTTCCGGATGGCAATATCCCCATCATCATCCAGCAGCAGATCCTTCATCCGTCCCCCTATACCGGCAGAGGCGGCGTGGTCGGCCGCATCTCCGCATCGTTGTGTTTATGCCCCAGGGCGGAGTACTTCCCCGCCGGGGTCGTTATATCCATCCCGCCATCAGAAAACCGGACCGTGGTGGTGTTTCCGATCTTCATCTCAATGGAGGAGTCCTTCACCTCCAGCCGGGTCTTCTTGTACTCAACCGCCAGGGCATCAGAAGCCCCCGGCCGGACATTCCTCCTGGAGGAGGCTCCGGGGATGAAAAAGGCGTCGTCCAGGGCAAACCGCCTGATATCCTCGGGCAGTTCCGCCCGGCCGGTTTCCATCCATCCGTCTATGGAGCGTTCGGAGAAAACCAGAAGCCCCTCATCCCCCTTCTGCAGGGGAAAACTGACGGAAGCGCATCCGGAGGAGGAGTACTGCACCGGCACCCCGTGGATCACCGGCATGGAGAGGACCTCTCCGGACCGGTAGCGCTTTTTCATCTGGGGGACCACCGTCACGGTCCTGGTCTCCGGGTCATAGGACTCCACGGCACCCGGAAGGCAGGTGTGGAGATCCTCCAGGAAAGCCTTCAGGAAGTCCCGGAGGACATCGGCCATCTTCTCGTTCATACCGGCTTCACCTCCGAAACGGCCCGGAAATCCCCTGCGAGATTGCATCCTGAGAAGATCACCGACAGAACCTTGAAATACCCGGAAACCTTCCGGCTGGTCACCTTGATCCGGCTCCCCGGCAGAAGCTCGGGAAACAGGAGGGAGGTGATCCGGTACTTCTTCTCCGGAACGCTGCCGTCCTCGGTCTCCTCAGTGATCTCCTCGGGCGATCCGATCAGCCCCGTCTCCGGAGACAGATGGAGTCCCGTGACCTCCGCAGGCTCATCGGGATGGAACACCACAAACCGCTCGTTCTGGATGCTCCAGGAGATCCCATCCACGGCTCCCACGATCCGGCCCAGGGCGGCGGTCACCTTCCCGATGAAGGAGAAGCCTCCGGGGAACGATCCTGTGATCAGATCCCCACCGGAGGAAGGAAGCCCCAGGGCCTGAATCAGATCCTGGAACACCGCCTTCCGGGAGATCCCCGGTGCATAGGAGACCGACACCACCTTCTCCCGGCCATTCTTGTATCCGTCAAAGGCGGTGATCACCGTCTCCCGGTCCGCTCCGGACCGGCCGGTCGTCACATCCTTCACGGAACCGAAGAAAAGCCCTTTGACTCCCTCGTCCTCATACCCCGCCCGGAGGACAAGGGCTTTGTCTTTACCGGTGATCCGGCTCACCGTCTGATCCGACAGGTTGCTGATCCTCACCTCCGCCTCGTTGAGGCTCTCCTTCTCGGTCTTCTTCACTTCAAAGGAGATCTTCAGGTCGGAAATCTCGATCCCCGCCTCTCCCGGCGCTCCGATCCGGCAGATCACTTTCCGGTTAAAGGCCATCTGCTTCCTCCTCATCCAGGTAGACCAGGAGGAACCGCTTCCCCAGGTTGTCATAGGTGATCCGGGCATCCGACAGATCACTGCGGGTGTCCAGAACAAGAAGCTCTCCGGGGAACCGGCCGGAGTAGATCTCCGTCAGGGGATAGTTCGGCACCAGGCGTTTCCCCGTCACCAGGGGATTCCCCGTGTGATCGAAGAGATGAAGGAACCAGCTTTCAGACCTGGTATTCCAGCGGATACGGATCTTGTAGTACTCCTTCCCCAGCTTGATGGTCTGGGTGAACTCGCTGGAGATCTGGTTGAAGAGAGGGATATTAACCATAGACGGACAACCTCTCATCCATGTCGGCGTTCTTCTCTTCCATCGCTTCCCTGGCCCGTTCGTACCAGTTCTTCTGGGACTCCTCATCCCCCAGGATCTCGTTGGCGGTATCGGAAGTCTGCCCCATATCCACGCTGTCCTGTGCCTGTTTATCCTCCAGGACGGAAAGGGGGATCACGGCGGTCCGGGATTTCTTGACCTCGATCTGCCGGAGAGTCATGGAGAACTCCACTGCCTCCCCGAGTCCGGCGTTCCGGGGGATCTTCAGCTCCTCGATGGCCATGTTGTCATACACGTCCATGATGCTGACAATGGTCACCGGCAGCTTGGTCTTCCGGATCTCCTTCAGGGTGTAGATCGCATCCTGATACCGGGTACTGAGATTCCCCTCCACATCCTTGACCGGAGAGTTGGTGATAAACCCGGAAAGGGTCAGGACCGGCGGATCGATCTCGATGGAGTCGGACAGATCCGAGCCCTCCTCCACCGGAGCGGTGGCCGCCCGGCCGGAGAGGGTTTCCTCCTCCGAGAGGATCAGATCCAGCTGGAGATCCCCGATCAGGTACTCCCGATCGGTCCGGAAGTAGAGATTCGTTTCCTTGGCTTCCATCAGCGGACCTCCCCGCCTGCCGCATTGGCCATCAGTGACCGCAATTCCCGGTCGAAGGCGGCCTGAACCGCCCGTTCGGCGCTGTCCTGGAGGGACTGCCTCTGGTGCTGGGGCGTTCCCTCGGGAACCGCCAGGGAGATGGATGACCGGACGTTGATCTGGCGGCTGTTGTTGTTTGTCGCTTCCGGCCGGATGATCCCCGGATAGGGACCGCCGGGCTGGGGGCCTTCAGGGCCGTCAAAACCGAAGAACTCCCCGACCTTTGCGATCCCTCCTTTCACCTTGTCCACGGCCCCGGCGAAGATCCCGGTCAGGAAGTTGTAGACCGGCTCCAGCCAGCCCCACAGCAGATCGATGTATCCGCCCATGGAATCGATGATCCCGGCGAAATACTCTCCCAGGAATCCGAAGGCCGCGGCAAAATGCTCCTTGAATCCGTCTATGTCCCCGGTGAACAGGGCGAACATTCCCTGGAAGAGATTCTTCCAGAAATCGATCCCGCTCCCCATGATCTCGGTGATCCGGCCAAAGGTCACCTCCACAGCGGCCGCCAGGCCGGGGAACCGGGTGGCAAACCACTCCCAGAAAGAGAAAAACCAGAGTTTCATCTGTTTGATCAAAATCTGGACCGCCAGACCGGAGAGTTCCCGGCCCTGGTTGAACAGCATCACCATCCCCTGCCAAAACTGGGCGGCCTTGGCCTTCACATCATCAAAGTTCCGGATCAGGAGAACCAGGACAGTGATCAGCCCCGCCACCGCCAGGGTAACGGCGATCACCGGGTTTGCCGCCATGGCGGCGTTGACAGCCAGAATCCCGGTTTTCAGTTTCTTGGCCAGAACAACAGCCGATCCGGCCAGTCCGATGATCTTCCCGACTATCAGGAACATGGGGGCAATCCCTGCAGTCAAACCGGTGATAAACAGGATGCTCTTCTTCACCGTAGTATTGAGCCCGTCAAACCAGGAGACAAAACGGTTCAGCTTCTCTATCCCCTTGTTGAACAGGGGGAAGAGGGTATTCTCCAGGACAGGAGCTAAGCTGGCCCCGAACCGGTTCATATTCGTCTGCAGAGAGAGCATTCCTTTCTCAAAAGCCGCCCTGAACCGGTTGGCCTGGTCAATGGTATCTTTATCCAGGACAACTCCCATTTCATGGGCTTCTTTCGCCAGATTCTTGAACTGCTCATTGGTGTATCCCAGAATAGGCCCCAGGGCGGAAAGATCCCGGCCGAATACTTTCTGGGCCATGGCGTTCCGCTCCGTCACGTTCTCCACATTCTGAAGGCTCATGATGAGTTCCGGAACCAATTCCTCGGTACTCCGGAATTCCCCTTTGGAATCCTTCAAGGCCACCCCCAACTGCTCGAAAGCCTTGGAGGAATCACTGGTCCCTTTCTGGATCGATGGGAGAAGGTTCGTGAACTTGGAGTAAATCCCGCTCAGCCCTTCGAAACTGACTCCCGCATCGGCGGAAATGTATTTCAGCTCCTGCAGGGTATCGGTTGAAGCTCCGGTGATCTGGTTCAGGTCCAGAAGCTGATCCGCAGTCTGTCCGGCTTTCTTCGCCAGGGTAAGCATTCCAGCGCCTACCGCACCGGCAGCCCCGGAGACGTACTTAGCCTTATTGGCAAGGGCGACAAACTTCTTCTCCGCATCCTGGAAGGCTTTTTCATCCACTTTGAAACCGATTTTATTGATCAGCTCTCTTAGAATCACTTCACATCCCTATTCTGCCAGGCATTCACTGCCGACTCAAAATCGTCTCTCATATCCAGAAGGGCGTTGTACTTCAGGATATCCTCGGGCGGCCAGGTATCGACGTCCGACAGGGACCGTCCCGACAGGACGATCCGCCAGACCGGCCACTCCTCATCCAGATCCCCGGCCAGGTCACCCACATGACCCAGATCCGGTTTCTTTGCTTCGGCGGCCCTTAACCACTGGTTTCCGGAGTCTCTTCTCCAGTAGCGGCCGCCAGGGAGAAAAAATCGGGGAAGTTCACCTGTATGACGAAGACCGCCACCTTGAAGGC